TGTCGCTATTGCCAATAAATACTGCCCCACCCTGAGAACCGTCAATGCTTGCAACGTAGGCGCTATCAACACTCCATGGAGAATTGAGAACGCCTGAAGTGGTCAAATCCCATCGGATGTCCGGCCCTGTCCCAACCCCTGTACTCACATACTCAGAGGGGGCGTGGGTGATGTTGCCTGTGACTTCTTCGAGTTGCCAATCAGTGATTTCAAGCGTAATAGCGTCGTTTCGTGAGAGCAAAAGGGCTTCAACGCTTGTTCCGGCGGCATCTGTTGATTGAGTTATGCTAAATCGTTGTGCTGTGCTGGTAATCGAGCTGCCGATGTTTTGATTAGCAGTGTTGTTGATAGCGTTACCCTGCATATCAAGGTAAACATTACTATCCGCCGTAATCGTTCCAGAGACTAACCTAACGCTAACACTGAAGGTAAAAGTCCTGCCACCAGCGCCTGAACCATCATCAACAATGGTGACAGCTTGGTATATTGAGTCGAAGGTGCCATCAAAGGTAGCTTGCGTGGCAGAGTCGACGGTTATACCGCCGCCGCCGCCTGTCGCATAAGCCCCATTCGTCATATCCTCTGATGCAGTGATCAGATTCCTGACTACCCGATTCCCCTCAATCCTTGCCTGATTCGACAGGGCATCAGTGTTCTTGCCTTGGTAATCAGTGAAGGTGGCTGTGGTGGCGCGGGTGTAGGATGGGGTCATGCTCCCTAGCGCATACTTCGGCGTTAGCGAACTATTCAGGTTTAACTGAAACGATGGTATGGCCCCATCTTCGCCATACAAAACGTCCAGAATATCCGCATATAGCGGAGCGTAAAGAACGTCAGCAAGCATGACTTAAAGTGTCGTGTGAGTGATGTTGATATCTGGAGAGGTAGCGCCTGCCAGCTTCGCTTGAAGTAGCATGTTCTTACCAATCAGAAACCGCTGCTGGTGCCCCGCCGCAATCGTTGAGGGGTTAGTGTCAAGCGTTTCTCCATCTCCTGACTCGTCAACAGATCGAGTAAGAAACGTCAGTGTGCCGCTACCGAATGTCGCATCTGCATGGACAATGACAGCCACTTGAATATCTTGGCCTGTCGGCTGAATGTCATAAGTGCCATTCGCGGTGATGTTAGTAAGGGTACTCAAGGGCCGAATCTCCCAGAAAAAGTAGAGTTCAGCGTGTAATTTTACGGCGGTTCAACGCAATCTGTTTGCACATGCGTACAGTGAGTTGCTTCACATGAAACAATCTTGATCCCTCTGGCAATGCCGGGAGTTACCTTTATCCTCCCTTGCGACTCAAGATGCTCAATCCAGAGCTTTGCCGAATTCTTTGAGTTGCATCCGAAATGATCTGCGATTTCTGCCAGCGATGGGGGGAATCCCTTTTCATCAACATGAAACTGAAGGAACTCCAACACTTTTTCCAACTGCTCTTTCAACTGCCATTTTCGATTTGTCATAAGCGAACCCTGTTTTTCAGCCAGCCGTATAGAAACCTCTCGTCTTTCTCTCGTGAGCGCGTCAGCCTGATGTACCTGTCACCTTGCAAGCAATTCAGTGCCTTCAAAAGTATCTGAGGGTCGCGCTTCCAGCCCATATCTGGATAATCCTGAAAGTACCAGCGCAGTTCGTTTTCGATATAGCTACGATTCATCCAGTTCCACCTCAAACGCCTTCAGTACGGCAAGCATGTATTGATTCTCAGATACGGGGTAATACCGTCTGGCAATCCATAAGGCTCGATTCATCTTCTCGTAAATGTTCAATAGCTCCACACCCTCGGCCTGGGCCGTCCTGTTTTCCCTTCGCCTATTCCAATGTGAATAAAGCGCCCCGTTCCTCTCTGATTGACCCCGACCCCCGTCACTCTGGGATGCGCCATAGCCGCTTTAAGAACGTGCCATGCTGTTTCATGTGAAACCGCAACATCAGCGCATGTACCCTCGCTATGCTCTCCTGGCGTAGCCTTTCGAGCCTCGATAGGGTGATTAGGACAACGGTAGCCAGAGCTAATCCTGAGAGGACTGCCAACCGCATCGCGTATGTCTTGTAACGTGTCAATGAGTCCATATTTGATCTTGTTCTCCCCGCAGTGCGTACAAGCAAACTCTGAGGGGGTAAAGTTCTTCCACCTCAATGAATCGACTCCACGGCTGCAATCTTCGGTTTCTCTGCGCGTTTGGCCTCAACCCATTCCTTAACGTCCTGCCGGAGTGCTTCGTAGTGCTTCTCCCGCAAAGGCATCATTTCCGCATGGCAGGTAGAGCAAGCCAGGACAGACTCCGACTTCGACACTCTCACATAGCAATACCCGCCGCTCGCCACGATCATCTGCATGGCGGTATAGTCTTGATATTCATCTTCCTGGCCGCAGCATTCGCAGACCACTTTCCACGGTTTACTCATACCGCCTCCCGATATTTCAGCATTGAATGGTCTTTTAGGTTAGGCCACCACTTTGAGGGCTTGCCGACCTTCACAAGCCTGCCCTTGCTGCCCCTGATGCCCAGGTATGTCACCAAGTCCCTGCCGTAGCGGTAGTGACAGTGATTTACGTCATCGAGGATTTTCAGCCTTCCGACCCTAGGTGCGCCGTACGTTACTATTTCCTTCACTGGCATCCGATGCGAAGCCAAGTTTGCCCCGACCAGCAGCGCGATGGCCCCGCCAGCAGAGTGTCCTGTGAGCGTTACAGGCCCGCGAACCTCTCTGGCTATCCTAACGCTAAGGTCTGAGGCAACGTCCCAGAAACCGCCTGAGACAAGCCCTAGGCCGTCCTCCCATCTTGGCAGGAATCTGGCGTCTGTGAAGAAATCCCTCCCGTCTTTCGTTCCTGCGATTGATACGACCTGACCGTCGATTCGGTATTCAAAACCCTCGATTATGTCGTGCCATTCTGAGTAGACGAGCAGGGAAAGCTCTGCGAGTGTTCTGTGCCTCATGCGAACAGCCTCCCTTGCGCTTGAGCCATACGGATGCGCTCACAAGCTATATCGAAATATTTAGGCTCTAACTCGATGCCAATAAACTCCCGTCCGAGGTTCATGCAGGCGACTCCAGTGGTGCCGCTGCCCATGAATGGATCGAGGATTCTGTTATCGTCAGGAATTTGAGAAAGACACCACTCCATCAGTGCTACAGGTTTTTGCGTCGGGTGCTGCGTACCATCTCGCGCAAGCTCAGACCTGTTCATGGTTTTAATGCGAAGTGGGCGATCTAGGTTTGTATAAGCCAGCTCTGCATCCGACATGGTTAAACCATGCTGGCCCTTGTCCCACACAAGCCATCCCTTTTTTGACTGCCAAAGGTGTTCCACAAAGTAGTTGCCGCCCCACACAATTTGATGTGTTGAAACTCGCTCAATCTCACGAAAAACCTCCTCTCTCGGTATTTCTTTGTCCCATCCCATGAATTCATGGGCCTTGCGGTTTTGTTTCGGGTTTCTGGCCTTGCTCTTGTTTTGCCCGTCTATCCCTATGCCATAAGGCGGATCAGTAACCACCGCATCGACCTCGCCGAGTGTCGGCAAAATTTCCATGCAGTCGCCCAGGTAAAGGGTCGCGCTGCCTATGACCTCTTTTCTCATTCGTCAACGTCCCTCACTCGCTTCCGGCACCAGACCTCTGCGCCCATGACTGTCCAGCAGGTTTCATCTGAACCGTCCTGCAACCTCGCATCGACCACTTTGTCCATCTGAGCCTCTGTGAGTGGCTGCGTACTGCACCCGAACATCAGAAACAGGATGAACACCAGCAGGAGCATCGTCCCGCATAACCCATATACCGCTGCCGCTTCCGGCTTGTCATCTTCCACATCGTCCTCCTACGCAATCACACTCGTTACCCTTGATACTCCCGGCCCTGATAATCACTTCATGGCCCCAGTCGCATTGAATCTTTACCCACTCCGATGGAGCTGCTGGCCTGATTGTTGTCAAGCATTCCGACAGTGGTCGGGACAGATCAGAAGCGCAATCCTGTGTCGCGCACCCCGTAACAAGCATTAACAGTATCAGTCCTCGCAGGTAGCGCATTGAATATGCTCCCTGATAACCTCCTGGGCCTCTGTCAGTTCGCCGTCATGCGCCGCTTTCTTTTCAGCGCACTCAAGCGCATCAATCTGTTCCAGAACCCAGTCCAGGGCCTCCGTGAAGAATTCGACATAATGGTCGTGAAGGTCATCTTCCTCCCTGCCCATCTGGTAGCCTTTCTGGATTTCAATCCTTTTTCTCAGCGCATCCACTTTTGTTCTCCAGTTCGATCAGCATTTCGAGGTAGTGGACTGCTTTTCTCAAATCCTCGATGCCGTTTTTCCGGCGATGGCGGCAGACGTACTTGATGACGTTGCCCTCCATGTACCCAATTCCGTTGGTGTGAATAAACTCCGCTGGCTGGATAGGCATATCCTTGTAGTGATCGCCGCCTGCCTGCCTGTCAAAAGCCCTCATGTTTTCACCCTCGATATATCGCAAACACTTCTGGAGATTTCCCCGTAATCTTTGTGATAAGTGATCGCGTTCAAATCTCGGCCTGACCGATAACCCGCGCCCTGGTGCCATGCGTCATTGGGCGCAAGGTTTCTAAAGCCTTCGATCGTGCAGCCCATGACCTCCTCGACTTTCTTCGAGTGGAAATGACCATGCAGCCAGTAGCGGTGCTTTGACTCGCTCCACAGTTGTTCACAGTCGACTGCCATCAGTGCGCCCATCTCGTTAGGCTTGCGAATCTTGTCGCCGTGGGTGAATCCGAACAGGCACTTCCCGAATGCGTGGTACTGGTGAATCTTCGTGGAATCCTCAACGATGACTCTCGGCTCATCCTTGAACCAAGCCCGAATAAACAGGGTCAGGGGGATGGTCGATTTCGGGTCGTGATTGCCTGGGGTGCTTCGGAACCTGACCGTTTTGTGTTTCTTCAGCGCCAGAGAAATCAAGTCAATGACGAGGTAAAAACCAATCTCAAGGACTCGATGCCAGCGCCCATCAACGTCAAGCTGATTTTTGTTTTGCGGTGTTCTGTTAGTTGGGTCATCTGCGTGGAAAAAGTCGCCCACGTTGAGGACTATGCACTCCTCTGATTTTGGCGCAGCGCCTACCAGATACCCGAACACGTTTACGAGGTCTTGCCTTGCAATGTCGCAATCGAAGTCCTCTCCGGCCTCCTGGGAGTGCGCGTACATTCCCAGGTGAGGGTCGCCAAGCGGGTAAATCGTCAACAGGTCACAATCGACCTCTTTGGGAGATTTAACAGGCTTCAAAGGCTTGACCGACTCCGTGGCTTTTTCGATTCTTTCAATGAGCGCCTGAATTTGCGCGTCCCTGTCTTGAACCGACTTAACCCACTGGCCTGTCGGTACGCCTTCCTCGTTGTAGTAGGTTGAAACGCCTTTTACGGCGAATCCTTCTGGAACTGGTCGAGTGTAATCGTAGTCAGGGGCATATCCGCGCTTCGCGGCCTTGTGCTTCACTGCATTGACGGTTCGCATGACGACTTGATGGCTCACGCCAAGAGCCTTTGCTGCGCTCCTGTAACTTCCATGCTGCTTAACAGCATCGAGGTATTCTCTCTGCCTTGGTGTTGCAAACTGGTACAAATCATCCATTATCTTGTCCCTCTGTGAGCAGGTTTTGCAGGGCGTGAAGATGCCCAACTATCTGGTATTCGTCTGTTAAGCCGCCGATGAATCCATGCCCCACCGTTCCGTCTGCGAACTCAATGACATAGGCAATAAATTCAACCCCGCCAGCAGAAGCCTTCTTGTCCAAGTCCTCGGCAAAGCCTTTGACTGCGTAGGCAAACTCACTGATTGGGGTTACGCTCATTCCAGTTCCTTCAAGTCTTGCTTGTAGTAGGCGATTTTTGCGATGAGATCGAATCTGTCCCACTTCCAGCTAATCGCGGATAAGGCTTCCAGTGCTTCCACTTCCTCGGCCCCAATTTCTGCCACAAGGTTTTTGCGGAAGGCGTGGGGCATACCACTCCGAAAAGTATTGCAACCTGGGCATTGCGGTCTTTGGTTTCGTTCGTCATATCTCGTCGGCCCCTGCGTTCTTGGAATGTAGTGGCCTGAGTGCATTTCCTTGATTGGCTTGTTGATACCGCAGGTAAAACAATTCACTGTCTCCCCGTCTGATGACCAGTTGAGCCTGACCCACTTGGACATATCTGCATCGAGCAGTTTTTTAAGCTGTCCAATGGATTTCTTTTCAAGGGGGACTCTAGGCACTGCGAGGTATCCCCGCCCTTCTCGAATCCGTAGGCATCGGACAGGGTGGGTAGACTTCAATCTCCCCACCGTTCGCCAGGAATGTCTGAGTCATAGCCATGACGTTAAGCGCGTGTTCGTCCTTCTGATCGGCTGTCATGCGCTTCTCGGTCAAAGACTTTCTGCTGAAAAATCCCGGTCTGTCTCTATTCCACTCATGCTTCATCGTTATTCTCCGTTGTTAGGTCTAACCCCAAATCAGTCGCGGCCCATGCCTCGACCCTGTTTAAAAGTTCGTTCATTGAAATAAACCCAGCGCGTTGCTCTGCTGGCGTCAGGTCGGAATCGAGTTGCTTGTATTTGCTGGAGCGCATGGCGACCTTCTGCGGTTCCATGCCGGGAACTTTGATTTCCCTGGTGTTCCCTAAGCCGTTTAGGATCAATTCCTTCACGGTTTCTTCAGTCAGGTTTGCGCCGTTCTTGCGGAGGTGCTGCTTGATGACCCTGCACCACTTATGCAGGCAGTCGTTCTGCTCCAGTGATCGCGTCATGGCCTCACCTGTGAACCCTGCGCGTTTAAGGGCATCACCGATTGACTGCACCCCTTCGCGGTCTGTTGCGTCGATTCCTGCTGCCTGAACATTCACGCCACCCGCTCCAGAATCACGCCTGTTGTCATCCAGCGAGTCTTGATCTTGATGCCGTGGCGTTTGCCGTAGTCGTAAGCTCCCTTGCAGACCGTTTCGTGCTTGTCCGTCATCACCAAAACCGGAGCGTTCAGGTCAACTGGGTACGGCCACTTCGGTTTAGAGCCTGCTGGGTTTCCTGTCTGTCCCTTGACCCAGGTCATGCGGCCACCTTCGGCGCTGCTGGCAGGGATTTCTTCTCGCCCTCGGGATAGTGATGCGAATACCAACGGTTTCTGAAAATCACGTACATCGTGCCGTGAAGCTGCTCGATTTCGTTCTTCGGCGTCAGTCGACTGATCATTTCGTCGATCATCGCCATGAAGTTGAACGGGCAACTGATATTCGGGTTCTTCGGGACGTAGTTCCCGTCCGAGGCCCGAGAGTCCAGATACCGCTCACAGTTCTCGAAACAGCGTTTAAATTCCCACTCTCTGGGAAATTCTCTATGCGACTTGTTCTTCGGTTCGCTCATAGCAAATATCCACCAGTTTCTGAAAGTTTGAGTGTTTAACGATCCAGTCGAGGTTTGCCCTCCACGTTTTGCCCTCCAGGCGTCCGTTGTAGAAATCCAGGGTGTTTATCACCGTGAAAAACCACTCCCACCATTCGAGATTTGAATGGGTGCGGAAGCGTTGCCGGAGGTTTTCTTTGCGCTGACCCTCCCAGGTTCGGACTCTGGGGAGGTCTGGACAGCGTTTGTGATACAGATCAACAATCTTTTGATGTGGACACGTAGGCGATTTATCGCCTTCAGAGTCCCCGCTAGGGGACGTATGTGTTTTATCTGTATCTGATTCTGTATCTGTCTCTTGGGCCGTTACTGAAACGTTACACTCCCGTTTCAGTTTCGTTTCTTTCTGTCTAGCCCTGTATTTACGCACCCTTTCGGTACTTGAGTCGGATTCAAACTGTCGCTCTGCCCACCCTACAGGCTCAAAGTTATCGCCTATTAAATCGACCTCTTGAAGCCGTCTTTCGACCTCCTCTAAGTCGGTCAACTGGATGCCTAACTTGATCGCAACCATACGCCTGAAGTTCGGGTCATCGGTCTTGTCCAAAATGCCCTGACGCTTCAAGCAACAAAGCGCGACATAGTGCCAACGATCCTCAAACGCAAGCATTCTCAGCTTCACGTTGTCCACCGCATCGCTGTACATTCGGAACCAAGGTAGCTCAGCCATCTTTTCGCCCCTTCATCGTTGTTGTAAAAAAAAGCCCCTGCACCCGAAGATGCAGAGGCGAGGGGCAACCAGACCGCCGAAATTTGAATCTGATTGCCAGGGGGTTCTCATGCGGCCTCTCGCTTCCTTTCCAGCTTTGCCAGAACGTCATACATGGCCTGAACCGTATCCACGCCCGTATTGGTGCCGTTGAGGAAGTTGTAGACCGTTGCAGGCTCCACACCGACCAGATGAGCAACCTGCACCACGTTGAGGGGGGCTGACTTAATCAGCCGTACCGTTTCCTTCCTGAGATTAAATCGTTTCATGCGTAAGCATTTTCTAAGAAAGGTGTATACATTGCAAGCACAAATTCTAACAATTTTCAGACAATCGTCTGTTATGGTGCGCGTATGAATAAACCTGCAACCCAAATACTGGCGGAAAACCTGCGTAAGCTGATGGCAAAAAGGGATTGGAACCCGCAGATATTGCGGGACAAGTCGGGTATAAGCGATAAAAGCATATACTTATACCTTTCCCAAAAGGCCGCACCAAGCGTCCAGAAGTTGGATATGATGGCGCAAGCCTTCGGCCTGGAAGCATGGCAACTGCTCTCAGAAACTCCCCGCACAGAAACGCCGGCGATCTTGACTGCGCTTGAGAATGCCAGCCCTGAAACCGTTGCGTTTATCGAGCAAGTCCTAGACCGCGAAGCCAAATAGACGCCCGTCTAACTTTCTTCCGAAATATGCTTGACTCTCTTGTTCTACTTTCTTAGAATACTGAAAGTTCAATAAGAAAGGGGTAAGCAAGATGAGCATCATGGATGACTTCGGAGAAATCATGGGCCACGCCAGGGCCATCAATCCGGCCATGCGCCAGGACGCGATGGAAGATGCCGAAGCAGACCGCCAGTGGGAACTCCACAAAGAAGCCTTCAAGTCTTTCTTCTCAAACGCAACCGATTGGGAAGCGATGTTCAGCCCTGAAGATTTCAACAAGGGCATCGACGTAGCAATGATCGGCCAGCGGCTCTTGGACGAGTACAGGGCCAGCTACGAGGAATTCACCGGAGAGGAGTGGAGAGACGCATGATCATCTCAGTCACAGACAACCGCTACCAATACCGTCAGCGCCTCCAGCAGTACGCTGACGCTAACCCAATCAAATACCTCGAACTGCTGCTTTACAGGAAGTGGCGAGAGGAAAACAAGAGGGAATACAGATGAGCTTTGCAAAAGAAGTTTACGACAAATTCCATGCCATTGACGTTTCAGGCATGGTTGAAAAGAAACAGGGCTTTAGTTACCTGTCTTGGAGTCACGCGCATCATATCCTGATGACGCACTACCCAGAATCGGAGTACGAGCATTGCAACTCAGTGCGCTACGACGATGGGACGATGGCTGTAACGGTACAGGTTACGGTTAAGGACGGCGAGAGAATGATCGCCAGGGCCGAGACTCTGCCAGTCCTCAATGGCAACAAGCCCATCACCAACCCCAATTCCTTCCACATCAATACCGCAGTCAAGCGTTGTTTCGTAAAGGCGCTGGCTTTGCATGGTCTGGGTCTGTCGATCTACGCCGGAGAGGACATGCCCCTCTACAGCGACGAGGAGAACCAGGAGGGCATTGTGGCGCTGCTTGAGCTTGCCTCTGACGAGGATAAAGCAAAGTTCTACAAAGCCTGCGGCGTGTCTGAGGACGAATTCTCCCCCGACAAGGTTCCACCCGTGAAACTGAAGCCTGCCCACAAGTGGCTCTCAGAGAGGGTAGCAGCGTGATTATTCACACGATGGAGCAAGGCACCCCCGAGTGGTTTGCGGTTCGCTCTGGCGTTCCTACGGCCTCTCGGTTCAAGGACGTATTCACTTCTACCGGCAAGGCTTCGGCCTCCCAGGACAAGTACATCAACGAGCTGATAGCCGAAAAGATTTCCCTCAAGCCCCTGGAGTCATTCACTTCCGAGTGGATGACAAGGGGGACGGAGTTGGAGCCTGAAGCCAGGACGTACTACCAGCTAGAAACCGGAAACGCTGTAACAGAAGTTGGCTTTGCTACGGTAGAGCTAGGCTCTGGCGTGATAGGGGGATCACCAGACGGTCTGACTGATTCAGGTGGGCTTGAGATCAAATGCCCTTCGCCTGCGAAGCACGTTGAATATCTGCGGAAGCGAAAGTGCCCCGCCGAGTATTTCCCCCAGGTTCAGGGCTTGATGCTGATTTTCGACAAGCCCCAGTGGGACTTTATGTCCTATCACCCAGACCTTGAGAAGCAGCTAATCATCACTGTAGAGCGTGATGAACAGTGGCAGGCAGATTTCATTCTCGAAATCGAGAAGTTCAACCAGAAACTAACCAAAGCGATAAGCCAGATGGAGGCCGCATGACCGACTACGACAACACAAACTCCGGCGTTCTTTTTCGGAACGACAAGGGCGACAACCCCAAGCGCCCCGACTACCGGGGCTCGATGAACTGGAACGGCGAAGAAAGGTGGATTTCCGCCTGGATCAAGGACGGGAAGAACGGCAAGTTTATGTCTATTTCTGTCGGTGATCTGAAGGAACAGAAGCAAGACAGTGGCTTTAAAGAGCCTCCGCCTGCTGATGATTTTGACTCTGATATCCCGTTCTGAGGTACGCCATGCACTACCACCAAAAACGAGAAAGGTACGTGATTCAAGGCTACTGTCCAGAGCGGAAAAAAACCGCTTACGTTTGCACTGTAGACACTGAGCAGGAAGCCATCGACATTTGCGAAGGGAGAATGGAGCCACCCAGGCGGGGCGCGATACAAAAGCATCCCTCTGAGTTGGAGTACATGAG